CTGATATGTCTGAACCGCCAGTAGTCTGGATTTTAAATGGATGGGTACCACCAGAGTCATAAGTCAAATCGAATCCGACTGTTGTGCCGGCTTTCACATAAATTGTTGGATTATCAGTAGTTCCGTATTGATCAAACCGATAAGCAGTAGAACCATTAGCTGTCACTGTTAATACAGTTGATGCATTTTTCCAAATATTTTCAAATATCACTTGATCTGATTGTGAAGCAGGCTGATCTGAGATTGAAGCAAAACTTGGACTAAGAGCAAAATTTGCCCAATCATTACCATTCCATTGTAATATCTGATTCGTTTGGACATTCGATATGTCTGTATCGGTAAGACCGTCGAGTGTACCGCCACCACCACCAGAAATTGTGGTGAATTCCAAGCCGTCAGCACCAGAGTTAACTACAAGTGCCTGACCAGCGGTCCCGTATGATGCTGGGGTATCGGTAAGGTCGAGTAAAGTACCCCCACCACCTCCTGTGGCGTCCGTTAGGTTGGTCCAAACAGAACCATTATATTTTAATACCTGACCATTAGAAGCAGAACTAATTGTAACATCTGACAAATCTGCAAGGTTTGTTGCACCACCACCACCGGCATTTGCAACCCAGGTATATGTCCCATCGTTATTTGTTTTAAGAACATAATCGGCAACTTCAAGATTTGTGATATTATCGCCATATACATATGCACTCAAAGGATCAGTATAATTTGTTACTGCGCCTCCAGAAGTATCTGTCAACACTTTTCGCCATGCTCCATGGCAGTAATAGAGAGCACCGGTATCATGTGCGTGTGCTATTACCCCGTGGTGGGTGCCAGTATTTAATGCGAGAACCTCGGCTTCCGTGTCATAAAGAAAAGAAATTTTATTGGCGGTATTCAGTAATTCAATCTCACCACCAGAATTTACAATATTTACAACATTATCACCGTCTGGTCCAAGCGCAGTATAGATTTCTGTGAAGTTACTATTAACATACTGCATGGCCGTGCGAATAGGATCACCTGTCCCATCATTGGGGACCGCGCCTACATTTATGGTATCCTTTGCCATGTGTTCTCCAAAAATTTTTGTATTAGTTATTTATTATGATGGTACATTGTCTGATGTAAGTTCATCTGAATCTACAGTAAAGTTTAAAATATCTGTAGTGATTTCATCGAGAGGCTGTGTATCTAATATCGAGCCTGTGCCATCATCATTAAAGAATCGAATAAATCTATGACTAAGTGTAATGCCAGCCTTGGTCTTGAACAAAAATTGATTAAATACCTTTGTGCCGGCCAAATGTACACTTTCTTTTAATGCTGGTATGTAATCTTTTGGATTGACCATAGATTTCAATTCATAGGAATACTCTTGGAAGTAATCGCTATCCTGCACTCTTTGCTTACTGTCGTAATATGAAAGTGCCCCTAGCTCAGATTCTTGATATCCATTCAAATGAGAATTGAATGAAGACCAGTAGCCAGAATTCGTTCCCTGAGTTGTTGCCGTAACAACACCTTCAGCAGCAACATTTCCAGATGTATCAATTAGTTCCACACGAATTCCATTTGGATATCCAAATCCAGAGCTGAATACAGATACTTTTTCTACAGTACCTATCTCAAACGAAACCGGAGATGCCACCTCAGCATTCTGGCCTAGAAGTTCTGTGGTATAATTCGTCTCAGATGAAACTGTTGCATATTCTACCTGACCACCTCTTAATATATTATACACACTAGACTGAAACCCATAATAGGTATAAGGAGTTATGACAAGATATCCGGCAGCATTGACCTCGCGAACTATACCAGTCTTGCCAGTGGCGACCTCTGTGATGATTTCACCAACTTTAAAGTCAAATACCTCTGTGGGTTCGTCTAAAATAATATTCTGATCTCGTCGACCAAATCCAGCAAACACACGATCTTGTACCAAAGAGAAAACATCATTGACATAACCGGTGCCGGGATCAACGTTGGCAAAATCTACAATGGTACCAATGTTGAATTCTGTGAGATCGAATGCTTGATTTAATGGAGTACTTAAATTTACGGGTGATGCTGTTCCCGACATTGGGTCGACAAGTCCGTAGTCAGAAGCATTCAAGGTAACAGCAACGTATGGAGTAATAACATCAGCAATTAGATTTACAGTTTCTATATTAGTTAATGCATCGACCTTTACATCAAGGGGATCGTCGGTGTCTGGAAATAGATCACCAGGTCCAGAAGCATTATATGTAGAGAAACCAACCGGCGCTAATTGAAAGTTTGCAGCACGATCTACAGTAGAAATCGCACTCGCTGCGCTAAATGTGGTTCCAGTATCTATTCTTACTGCGACAAGAGATTCTGTCTGTCCAGTAACAATACCAGAGGTTCCAGCTGCATCTGTCAATCTTTCATAGTTGTTGAAGATCTTATCTGGATTGGTTAAAAGAATTAATTGATTCGATGATAATAATCTAGTATTCTCTATCGTATAGCCCCACCCACCATCTCTAAGGGTGTATTTAATCTGCCCGTCAAATTCTTCTGAAATCTGTGTCGCGACTGCTGCACCACCAACCCCTGATATTGATCTAACTTCATATAGATCACCAATTTCATTTCCTACCGTGCCGAAGAAATCTAAATCGATTTCAATTTCATTCATTGACCCGTCTACGAAACCGAACCCGATTTGTTCACCATCGACAACAGTGATTAGCTCATCATATTTTTCGAAGGATCCTTTCACGTCATCGATATAGATGATGGGCACAAATTCGCCATTGAGTAGAATCGTATTGATTTTATCAACGGCAGCCTTGGCGTCACTAAATGACCCTCTAATGTTTCGAGAGAGCAGTGCTTCGTAATTGTATTTTTTACCACTGGCCGAAATAAAAGTGTTATTATTAGGAAATAATTGTAGATAATTACCTGTCTTCCATTTAGAATCAGATATTTTCATCATCTGTGATGCTGGATATGAAATTTCTACGTCTTTATTGTAGAACATTCTAAAGAATACTTCGATGCCTTCAGGCGTTCCTTTTCTTCTATAAAGATCTAATATATTTCTGACTAGAATTTTAATTGTGGCTTCATTATATGGCAGGTCAGCCATATATTTGTTTTTGAAGTGTACAAGCATGGAATCGAGAGTAGTTGCAATATCACGATATTCAAAAAATCTTCGTGACACATATATCGATTGATTTGTAGTGCTCTCAAGCCACTTATAATATTCTTCTGTAAGAGCTATTAATTCTGCTCCGCTTTCTTGATAGACAGCAGGAAATTGCTGCTTTATAAACAGCGATACATTTTTATCTACGACACCTACCATCTTTAATTACCTTAAGTATAATTTTTCGACGTATCTACTGTAGCAGTTTTTTGTTCTGCCAAATTCATATTGATTACGACATCAGTATCTCTAATGATGAATATTCTGCCTTTCGGTGCCGTAACATCTTGATCCACGGTATTTGCGAATATCTTAATACCGGAACCGTCAAATTTCTGGACCACAAAATCAACAAGTCTTACTTCACCAGTATCATAGTCGACCGTACCTGCATTTGGTTTGATTACCTGTTGATTATTGTCATCGTCTGTTACTATTTGAATGTTACCAAGACCATCATCTTGTATATAAACACATATATCATTTAGATCAAAGGGGCTACTGACAATCGCAGGCTTGTAGCCAGTGAAACCGTTTGTTTCTCTAAATGCGTATGGTCGAATCAATGAGGCATTAAATTGGAATCGAGGATTACCTTTAACATTTAATGCAGGAGCATATTCAATGATGGGCCGTAACTTAATACTTGTACTTTGTATTGCTGTATCGACATTATCGATAGAATTAGACAGTCGAGATATACGAAGTGTCTTATTAAAATCTTCTAGACTATCATCTGAGTATTTACCAATTGCTGTACGGATCAGAGCTTCTAATTCACTAGCAGACTTAGATGTTTGTTTGCCTGTATATGAAATATCAATATAAAGATCTGCATAGACGAACTGTGTTTGGACAAAGATAGGTTCGATAGACAATGGACTACGATCAGAAAGATATTCGATATAAGAGTTCGCCAAGGTCTGAGAAATACTTGTCGTGTCGTCTGTGAGATAGACAGAAATTGCTACCTTACCAAATTGAGGCGGATCTAATTCATCACCACCATACACAGACACAGAAGTGATTTCTGGAAATCTTTGTTTTAAAAGTATCTCATAATCCTTTGTTGTAATGGCTCTTTCTTGAATCTGAATTGACTTCGGAGCATTGAATCTAATTGATTCCAGGCCTTCGCGTTCTTCTCCACCCAAGGATGGAGTTATAGTTTCAACAGAGATGGATGCATTCTCAATAAAATTAGCAGTGAAGTTAGTGATATTATTACCTTCCGCACCAGAACAAATTCTATATCGGACACGAACATCTTCGAATTCTTCTGGCTGTAAACCAAATTCATTGGCACCAAAATATACGGAATACCGATCGTCGAAGTATGGTTCTACATAAAACACTTTGTCTAGAGGCGCAACGCCATAGATGTCTTTGGCATATGTAAAGATATTCTGATTATCTGTCGCTTCTGCGTCAACATATACAACCAATGAATCAGTATCGAGATTATCATTAGAAAGTGCTACCCTGAGAACACCATCTGCATCTACGATGAAGCCTTCCCTCTGGAAGCTCTCTAGCATCTGGCCTTCGAAGATCGTGATCACATCTGTCTGATAAACACCAACAGCTATTCGTTTGGCAATATACGCCTCATCTGTCACAAACGCAAATGAATCTCCCAAGTATGTTGCATTAAAAACAGAATATTCTGGGATGGTGATTGTCTGTGCTATTTCATCTTCCTTTGTGATTGTGACAATCACTTCGGCTCTTGCAGACTTTCTAGACCGAGGTAAATAATTGAGTTCTTTGGCGTGAGAGACAAGGGAATTTTTAAGAGAGGCAGTATCGAGAAACATTTCATTGATTGCCATGTTCGTATAAAAGTTATTCATAAACGTATTATACGCTAAGACATCAAGCAACGCACTTAAATTCGAACCTTCGAAATTATAGTCTTTGAACTGCGTCTGTGTTTGAAGGTATGTTTTTAATTGTGTTTTGATACCATCAAAATCTAGTTCCGTTATGGGAGTTTTTACCTCTGCCATTTTATCTAATCCTTTCTAAAATCACATCTAGTGTGATTGGCTGTTGTCTGTTTCGAATATAAAATGTCACTTGGACACTTACGACATTATCATCTATCTGAGAAGATACTGAAATATCAATCAATTCTGCTCTGGGTTCATATACTTCAATTGTTGTTTGTACTTTATTTTTAATTAACTTCAATGTGGCTGGAGACATATTCTCGAACAGCATTTCACGAATACCACCACCAAGAAATGGTTGCATGGGCCGCTCGCCCGGATCTGTCAGCAACAGATTCTTGATTGACTCTTTTACTGCGTCTTCGTCCCTTAACATTACGATATCTTCGGACAGAGGACTTGTAAGCAAATCTTTTCTGAAATCAGAATATAGATTTACCTTCTTTGTCTGTGGCGTAAATAAGTCTATTGCTGTAGGCATTAACTTGGTCTCCGTCTCGCATCGAGATGTATATCACCCGAATCTAAGAATCGCACGTGTTTAAATCCAACTTTATAAGCTAAATTTGTAAATGTCTGTTCATCGTCACCGATTGCTTTGATATCTACAACCTTACCACTCATATGTGTCGATTCCGGTGATGCTTCAATCTTTTTATTATATTGTTGGGTTCGATATCCTGATGTAATTTCGAGCTTAGAACCAAGTTCTTTCGAAAGTCTCACCAGATAGACCTTTACATCAAGATCTATATTTACGTACCCTTCTAGCCCACAATCTTCGTCTGATACCCAATCGCCCGAAATACCTATGGTTCCATCTGTACCTTGTTTTACTGCTTTACAGCTCGGTAGAGACGAATACTCAGCTATTGTTATTCTCTTCACATTTATAGGATCTTCCCCAGTCGGGGTGATTGCCTTACCATTTTCAGGTGTGAATTTTCTCTCTAGCTTTTCAGTTTCCTCTTTCATCGTTTCTTCAGACATTCGAACACCACCACCTTGAATGGCAGAAGATGTATTGATGTTAGAAATAATCTTAAGTCTATTTGCTATATTAGAATATTTATTTGCAAAGTTGTCAAGGGGTCCCTTGATTTGGTTCATCAACGCCTCTATGTTGAAAACAAATGCACAAAAACGAGAAATCAGATAGAATAATTCTTCAATATTAGGATTTTCGAATAGACCAACAGCATAATCGATCAATGCTTTGAATTTATCTGATATTTTCTTCTTATTCTCGTCATTAAAAAATAAACACATTCTTTCTTTTTGCGTCATTATTTTTTTGACAATCTGTTCATTGATAAAGGTAGAGACATCACCGATGACACTTTCGATATTAAAGTTTTCGATTGCACTTCGGATTTCATCAAACGCCTTCATCATACCTTCAATCAACTGTTTTTTAAGCTTTTCGATCAAAGCCTTGACAGTAGCCTTCTGGATTGCCGCTTTAATTATATCATCCAAATCTCGGACCTTGGTCAGAAATTCCAATGCATCTTTAATGAGACCTTCTGCTGTACCTATAAGTGTAAAGAAACCTTGGATTTGTGCAAAGAAGGCCGGCATCTGAGCACACAAACCACCCAAAGAACTTTGTGCGAAAGAACCTTGATAATAAGAATTCAAGTTACCTAATAAACCAGATTGATCTTGTGATGCCTTATTAATACAGTCTATCGGAGTTAGATTATAATCAGTTAGAAATGATGCATATTCTAATGAAGAAATCGGGCCGGAATCAAGTCGTTTGCATAATTCGGGGTATAATACCGGATTACACGAACGAAGGAATGAATTTAGATTTTGCTGACCTTCGTTGAATGTTTCTCCGTATTTCCTTGATGCTATCGAGATAGGGTTCGAATCTGCTTCATCTATTATATTTTGCTCTAATGCATCAGAGAAAGCTTGAATTTGTCTGAAGGTATAATTACCCCTACTGTTAATTGTCGGGCCAGTAGGCGCAGCCAGTTTATTCTGTAGGGTTATATTTGTATCGTCAGCACATATTTCCATCTTTAATCTCCCAACGCAGCAGTAAAGCCTGCCTGATTTCTAGATCCGCAGATCGCACGATCTATAATTGAAGTAGATTTGCCCGGAGGCTCTGGCATTGTAACAGATACAGCATCAAGAGATGGTAAACCTAGGATACTAATACCAGGCACATCGAGTGGAATGAAAGTGGGGACAGCCGGAGATGCTCCCATGCCAATATTCACAATTGATCCATCAAGGTTCGTTATCCCTCCAGCAGAAAGATTCATTGCGGCTCCTGCGGTAGCACTAAAGGCTGCTCCAGCCAATAAATTCATTGCACCACCAACCGAGAAGTCCATCACGCCACCAGTCTTAATTGACATGGCGCCACCTGTATTAATAGAACTAGTACCGCCCACATTGAATGATAAGGTTCCACCTGTGCTTATATTTGTTTTGACACCCGAAAGAACATTGATACCTTGTGTAATGCCTGGGGCATTCAGTGGTGGTGTTCCTATTGGCAAACCAAGTACTGGAGTGAAAGAAGGTATTGCCCCGGTCATGCCTATGAATAGATTGCTACCAGTCATATGGGTATCAATGATAGACGTTATTTTAGTAAATAAACCACTGAATGACTCTACACTATAATAGCCAGTGGTGAAAACCTTGTTCCCTGTGATCTTAATGTCACCGCCGTCTGGGCCAGGAGCACCAGTGAGACTTGGCACACCCGGAGTGAAACCGGAAGCACCAAGAAATAATTCTTTAACAGCTTTCAGAGATGCAGTCGATTTGGCTTCAATCTTGACATCACCACCTCGAGCTTCTAACATCTCGGCGTTCAGATACATTGCAGATCCAACACCAAATTCAGCATTACCTCTGACGATCAATCGATAATCACCTTCGATTTCTTCTGTCTTATTACCCTTAACATACACATGAGCATTGCCACCGATCGTCACGTAGTGGTTACATC